AGCTTCTGTGCCAGGATGACTGGTTTAAAAAAGAAGCTAACCTCAGAAAAAACGGCTAATGATCCAAACAGCAGAGTCAACAAATCTCTGCGTGCATGGCGGTGCTGACATGATAGAGAACTCAGAATCAACTAAAAGTATAGTTGATGCTTTATCGTTTGGAACGGTGGTTGGGACGGTGGCTGGCGTGCTTCCAAACATCGCGGCCATCTTCACCATCGTGTGGACGGTAATCCGCATCTACGAAACCGATACGTTCCGTAAGATATTCAAGATTCCATTGGTTGCCTCAAAGCGGCCCGACGATGGGAAGGATGAAGACTAATGGAGCAGCTTCTGAACCTTGTCCGCACAGTCGCTCCTACGCTTGCTACAGCGTTTGGTGGCCCGTTGGCTGGTATGGCTACCAGGGCAGTGTCAGAAGCCCTCCTAGGCAAGCCTGATGGCACGCAGGAGGAGCTAATGGCAGCGATGCCTAACGCCACTCCAGACCAGCTTCTTGCCCTCAAGAAAGCTGAGCAAAACTTCAGCATTCGCATGCGTGAACTTGATATCGATCTGAACCGTATTAGCAACGAAGATCGTAACTCTGCTCGTAACCGGGAAATCCAAACCAAGGATTGGACGCCAAAGCTCCTAGCGGCAGGCATCACCATTGGCTACTTTGGCGTTCTTTTCTACATGCTGCGGTATGGCCTTCCTACGAGCGGTGGCTCTGAAGCCATGCTCGTTATGCTTGGCGCGTTGGGAACTGCCTGGGGTGGTGTTGTCACCTACTACTTCGGTTCTTCTGCTGGCGATGCCAAGAAGGACGGCACAATTGATAGGATGGCGCGGCGGTGAAAGACAACTTCAAAGCTTGCCTGGACTTTGTGCTGAAGCACGAAGGCGGCTGGTCTGATGATCCGCACGATCCTGGCGGCGCTACCATGAAGGGCGTCACCCTCTCGACGTACAAGGCGTACATGATGCGCTCTGTTACCAAGGATGAGCTTCGCAATATTTCAGACGAACAACTGAATGACTTGTATAAGACGCGCTATTGGGATAATGCGAAATGCGATGATCTTGACGTTGGTGTTGATATGGTAGTGTTTGATATGGCCGTTAATGCTGGCGTTGGACGCTCATCCAGAATGCTTCAGCGTTGTGTTGGGGCAACCCCTGATGGTGCTATCGGCCCCAAAACTATTGCCCTGACCAAAGGCATTATGCCGCGTGATCTTGTTATTCGTTTCTCTACCGAGAGGCGCAACTTCTACAAGACGCTCGAAACATTTGATCGTTTTGGCAGAGGTTGGCTACGCCGTACTGATGAATGCGAAGCTAAAGCCCTCGATATGATTGGAGATAAGTGATGGATATGAAGAAACCCCGTGGCATGAAGATGCCTCCCGCAATGGCCCCCGCGATGCCTTCTGCTTCCGCTGGTATGCCGCGCTTTGGTGCGCGCGCCATGCGTCCAGGCGGCATGGCCAAGGGAGGGAAGGTTCCTGAGAAGGAATGGGAAGCCTCCAAGATGGACATGAAGCAGGACAAGAAGCTCGCTGCTAAGCGGGGCATGTCCTATGAGGCTTGGGAGAAGTCCCCGGCTGACAAGAAGCATGATGCCCAGCAGTCCATGAAGGGGCTGAAGAAGGGCGGCAGCGTTATGCCCGCCAAAGATTCACCCCTCAAAGACTTGATGGCTATCAAGGACACGCCGATGGGGCGCAAGATGGCTGGCGCTGCTATGGGCATGAAGAAGATGGCCGCTGGTGGTGGCGTTGAAACCAAGGGCAAGACCAAAGGGAAGTTCATCTAATGACCGAAGAAGAACGCGCTGCCCGCGCCGCCCAGCGTGCTGCCGAAGCCCCATCTCGCGAAGCTGCCGAAGCCGCTCAGGAACGCGCCAATCGCCGTCCAACCGCCGCGCAAGCTAGCGCGAACCAAGCGGCGGGCGGCAACTATGCTGACCCCCGCAACTTACTAATTAACCAAGGACAGGACGAATACAACCGCGAGGTCACCCGGAAAGCAACAGGCATTCCTCGCGCTCCTGGCGGTCAGCGTACTGGCTATGGTTCTCCTGGCGTGCCAGCACCTCCGTCTCCATTTGGTGCCGCAGCTAGTGCTACTGGAACAGCAGCGGCCACTGGGGCACGCACTGTAGCTAGAGGTGTTCTTGGCCGCATTCCTGTTGTTGGAGATTTGGCCAATTCAAGGTCTGCTGGTAGCGGTTCTTCAATAACAAGCAACCCAGACGCCCAGCGCTTTTTAGATGAGGACGCCGCAAGGCGCACTCCCCGCCGTGCTGATGCGGACATGGAAAACACCATGCCGCAGCCTCGCATCTCCTCGCAAGACACATACGAATCTGAAGTGGGTGGTGTAACTGGCTCCTCGGTTCCTCGCCGCACTGATTCAAATATACCAAGGCCCACTCAGCGCCTTCAACAAGAAGTTCAAAGTCGCGCGCCTCGTCCAAGCACGCGCTCCACCGCTCGCATGTCTCCTCGCGCTAATTCACGCGACAACCAAGTTGAGTCTGAATCGGATCGGCTGAACCGCATTTCGGGAGAGACAACTAAGCATGGTGGCCGGTTTGTTTCCACCATGGATCAGTCTCCCGGTTCTGAAGGCGCTATCGCTCAAAACATGATGAATCGTCGCGCACAACTTGAACGTGAACCCAGCGAAGGCATGAAGCGTGGCGGCCCAGTCAAGAAGATGGCCAAGGGCGGCGTCGTTAGCTCTTCCGCTTCCAGCCGCAGTGATGGCTGCGCCACCAAGGGCAAGACAAGAGGACGTATGGTCTGATGGCAATGATAAAGGCTCGCAAAACTAAACGGTACGCTGATGGCGGCGCTATTGAGCCAGATAAGTCTTTCACGACTTACGTTCCGCCCGGCGCTGGGTACAGGGCTGGAACCAGTGCAGAGCATCTTTATTTTGCTAAAACTCCAAACGTCGGTATGATGGGGGCTAATACCAGTGCTGCTGCCCCTAACGCAGAGCAACAGGCAGCTTTCAATCAGTACAACCATGCTGGTGGCGCTGGCGGTTCTGATGGAGGCTCTGACTCATCAAGCTCTTCTGCTGGCCCTGCTGCTGACGCCGCCGCTGACGCCGCTTCTGCTGCTGCTGGCGAGTCAGGGAGTAGCGGCCCAGGCGATGGTGACGGAGATGGCGGCGGTGGCGGTGGTGACGGAGATGGTGGTGGCGGCTTCAAAAAAGGCGGTCCTGTAAAGCCACAAATCAAGCGCGGCTCCTTGAAGTCCATGCCCATGAAGAAGATGGCCAAGGGCGGCGCTGTAAAATCAGCAACTAGCTTTGGCCGCGGTGATGGCAAAGCTCTTCGCGGCAAGACCAAGGGACGCATGGTGTGAAGAAGACAGACGCAGTTCCTATGAAGGCTGGTGGCAAGGCTGAAAAGCCCTTGTATGAGCGGCCCAGGCCAGCCAACATGAAGTCCAAGACCATGACGTCCACGCAGAAAGCTGCGGCGTCTAGGATTGCCAAGGCTTCAGGTGATAAGAAGGTTGGGCTGTTTGCCCGCATCAACGCGATGAAGAAAGTTAAGTAATGACAACCTCGGGCACTTCGGTCTGGAATTTGGACATCGCTGACGCGATTGAAGAATCATACGAGCGTGCTGGCCTTGAAGCTCGCACTGGCTATGACTACCGCACTGCCCGTCGCTCTCTAAACATCCTTTCTGCTGAATGGTCTAACCGGGGTCTAAACCTCTGGACCGTTCAGGAGAACAGCCTTGTTCTGACGCCCAACCAGAAGACCTACACGCTTCCAGCCGACACGATTGATATCATCGAGACAATCATTCGGGTGAATAGCAACGGCACGCCGTTGGATTATACCGTGTCCCGGATTGGCGTTGGTGACTACGCCACGTTGCCCAACAAGAACAGCACGGGCCGTCCTCTGCAAATCTATGTGGATAGGCAGATCAATCCGACCTACACCCTCTGGCCCGTCCCTGATCTGCCCTACACGATCATCTACTGGACAATGCGCCGCATCCAAGACGCCACCAACGCAACTGACGTAATGGATATGCCCGTCAGGTTCGTCCCTGCCCTGGTGGCAGGACTAGCCTTCCAACTGGCCATGAAGCGTCCAGAAGCCGCTGCACGGGTTCCTATGTTGAAGGCAGAGTACATGGAGCAGTTCCAGCTAGCTGCCGATGAAGACCGGGGCAGAGAGCCTGCGCGCTTCGTGCCTTGGATGTCGTACCCGTGACAGCTAAGTTTGCACGGGGCAATAGGGCTTATGCTTTCTGTGACAGATGTTACCAGAGGTATAACCTGAGTGAATTAACCTATCAGGTTGTCAACCAAAAGCCGACCGGTCTTAAGGTCTGCGACGAATGCAATGATGTCGATCATCCTCAGTATCAGTTGGGCAAGACGCCGATCAATGATCCAGTTGCCCTTCTTGAACCTAGGCCTGACATCAACCCTGGCCGTAGTCTTCCTGGCTGGAATCCTGTTGGCAATTCTGCTACCACCATGAATGGCAACGCTGGTATTATTAACGTATATACCCCATAGGAGATTAAGATGAGCAGCCCAACCAGCAAAGACATGCTTAAGTACGGACGCAACATGGCCCGCGCCATGAACCAGAAGTCCGCGCGCAAAGCCACGAAGCCGTTTCCGTTCCCAGTTGGGGAGCCGAAGGTGTCTGAGCCTAAGCAGATGCCCCACAATGAGATGGCCGACGACAACGCTATCGTTGCCAACGAAGGCTCGCCCCGCAAGGCCACCAAGATTCGCGGCACTGGCGCTGCCACCAAGGGGACTATGGCTCGCGGTCCTATGGGCTGAGGGGTAGAAGGCAATGAACTACGCAACGCTAGTAAGCCTGCTTCAGGATTACACGCAGAACTCATCAACCGAGTTCGTTGCCGCTATCCCTAATATTGTCCGCCTTGCCGAAGATCGTATCTATCAGACGGCGCAGTTTCCTGCACTGAAGAAGAACGCGACATCTAACTTTGTGCTGGGCAACAAGTATCTGGCCGCTCCTACTGACTTCCTTGCCTCGTATTCGATGGCAGCAAAGAGTGCGTCTGGGGTTTACTCTTATCTTCTTGAGAAAGAGGTTGGGTATATCAACGAAGCGTTCCCCGATCCAACGCAGACGGGGGTGCCCCGCTATTATTCTTTGTTCAACAACGCCACGTTCTTGGTTTCGCCCACGCCAAACGCCTACTACGATGTAGAGCTTCATTATTTCTACGAGCCTCCCAGCATTGTGGATGCTGGCACGTCTTGGCTAGGCACGAATGTTGAAAGCCCGTTGTTCTATGGCTGCTTGGTTGAGGCTTATACCTACATGAAAGGCGATTCCGATCTGGCCGCACTGTACCGTGCAAGGTACGATGAAGCTATGTCCCGCCTGAAAGACCTTGGTGAAGGCAAAGACAAGCGCGATAACTTCCGCCTTGATCTGCCTCGCATCACGCCGACTTAAGGAATTCAAATGGCTATCGTCCAAGCCTTCTGCACAAGCTTTAAACAGCAGCTTCTGGAAGGTGTTCATGATTTCCGCACTGTTGGCGGCGACATCTTTAAGGTGGCGCTGTACACGGAGTTTGCTAACCTCAATGCCTCAACGACCGCCTATACCTCGACCAACGAGATTGTTGTTTCTGGCTACACTGCTGGTGGGGCAACCCTAACAAACATCTCTCCTAGCCAATATAACTTGGCTGGGGTGGCTTCATTCCGGAGCGTCACATGGTCAGGGGCAATCTCTGCTCGCGGCGCGCTGATCTATAATACCACACCCACGCATACCTATACGAAACCAGCCTGCCTTGTGCTGGATTTTGGCGTAACTCGGTATGCCTCGAACGGCACGTTCACCCTGAACTTCCCGCAGATCACTGATCTTAGCGCGATTGTGAGGATCAACTAATGGCGCTTATTGTTGCTGATCGGGTTCAGGAAACATCCACCACAACAGGCACGGGTAACTTCACCCTAGGCGGGGCTGTCACTGGTTTTCAGGCGTTCTCGTCTGTCCTGGCGACGGCAGACACGACTTACTACACGATTGCAGATCAGGGCGGCGCTAACTGGGAAGTCGGTCTTGGCACGTTCACGTCGCCATCGACCCTAGCTCGCACCACGATCCTTTCCTCCAGCAATGCTGGCTCTGCGGTCAACTTCACTGCGGGCACCAAGTCCGTCTTCATCACATACCCGGCTGGCAGATCGGTTCTCTCTAATGCCTCTGGTGTCGTTCCGGTTCCCGCTGGGGGAACTGGCGCTGCAACCCTGACAGCCAACAACGTCTTGCTGGGCAACGGAACAAGCGCGGTTCAGTTCGTAGCTCCCAGCACCAGCGGTAACGTCCTGACTAGCAACGGCACAAGCTGGACAAGCGCGGCGGCTTCTCCTACCAATGGCTACCGGCGTAATCGGATCATTAATGGTGGGATGCAGATTGACCAGCGCAATGCTGGGGCAAGCGTTATCTTTAATAGTAGTGTGTTTTCTACAGACCGTTGGCAGTCAGTTACTACACAAAGCAGTAAACTTAACGCACAACAAAATGCCGGTTCTGTGACGCCGCCGCCAGGATTTTCTTATTATCTCGGCATCACAGTTTCATCAGCAGTCTCCGTTGCTGCTGGCGATTTGTTTATTTTACGTCAAAGCATTGAGGGCTATAATATAGAAGATTTTGCGTGGGGAACTGCTGACGCACAGCCAGTCACGCTTTCTTTTTGGGTTCGTTCATCGTTAACCGGGATAAATTCTGGCGCTCTTGTCAATGCCTTATCAACTCGTTCTTATCCATTTACATTTACAATTAGCGCCGCAAGCACTTGGGAATACAAAACCATCACGGTTCCTGGGGATACGACAGGAACGTGGTCTACTAACAATGGAGTAGGAGTTTATCTTAGATTTAACTTAGGTTCGGGGTCAACATTTCTCGGCACCTCCAATTCGTGGAACGCTGGCAATTTTACTGGAGCCACAGGATCAATATCAATTATTGGCACAAGCGGCGCAACTTTCTACATCACGGGCGTGCAGCTTGAAGCGGGCAGTTCTGCCACACCATTTGAGCGGCTGCCGATTGGCGAGACGTTGATGTTGTGCCAGCGGTATTTTCTAAAACTTGGCGGTAGCGTGAGTGCTGATATTTACACGTCAATATATACTGTCAACGGCTTTGCTTCTTTGGCATTGACATATCCAGTGACAATGAGGGCAAATGCAACCGGAACAATTGTCGGATCGTGGACTTCATCAAATGTATCTGGAACCCCGTCATTATTTCCAGGTAATTCATCAGTGGGAATACAAATTCCCGCAACTGTGGCTCCAGGCTCTGTCACATATTACACATCTGGAACTAGTACTTATTTAACTTTTTCGGCGGAGCTTTAATAATGCAGAAATACACAAACGCGCAATATTATTGCATTCTAGGCACGTCAACAATTGCGGGCATCAAAGTTGATATTGACGGCGTGCCATCTTTTGTTCCAATTGACCCAGCCAACACCGACTACGCCAACATGATGGTGCTAGTCAGCGAAGGCCAGATTGTCATAGCGCCTGCCGCTTGAACTGAAGATAGAGAGGAGGCACTAAACAATGTTTGGCTTTTCTGCCTTCTCTGCCGCGCCATTTAGCGCGCTATCTGGCGTTGGGTTAGCCTCAGATTCTCTAACACTAACCGACTCCACCTCTGGCGTTGCCGCATACCTCAGCAGCGCGTCGGATTCCCTCACCCTATCAGATTCCACCACAAGCCTACTGAGTGCCCTTGTGAGTGCCTCTGATACACTCACGCTGTCTGACGCAGCGTCTGGCAAAGCCGCCTACCTCAGTGCTGCCTCTGACGCTCTCACGCTGTCTGATAGCGCGGTTGGGGCATTTAATTTTAAAGGAAACGCGTCTGACTCTCTCACCTTTACCGAGATTGCGGCAGGCCGCACCGCCTATTCAAACAGCGCCTCAGATTCCATAACGCTATCTGAATCAACGACCAGGCGGCTCTCTGCGCTGGTTAATGCTTCCGACAGCATAACCCTATCCGATTCTGCCCTGGGCAAACTATCAATTATCTCCAGCGCCGCTGACTCAATATTGCTTGTTGACGCTGTTGCAAATATTGCTGGCATGGTTGCCTCGGCTTCGGATACAATATTGCTGGCTGATGTTGGGGTGGGGTATGGTGGATGGGAACCGATACCAAATCCGGGGCAAGTGTGGACGCCAATATCTCCTGCTGGGGGTTCTGGTTGGACACCAATCCCTGCTACAAGTTCAACATGGACGCCGATAGGAAATAGTTAGATGATCCAGAAAGACTCAATTGACCTGACAGACGGCGCTGGCGCTGGTCTTGTTGCCCGCCATGAAGCGGATGACTTCATTGGCGTGACCGGCAAGTTCATCGTCACATGCCGTGATGCTGAGGGCAACCTCCGCTGGGAAGACGGCTTTCCCAATTTGGTTGTGACCACGGGCAAAAATGATTTGCTGAACAAGTATTTCCTTGGTTCGGCCTATACCGCCGCGTTCTATGTTGGCCTGAAGGCCGCTGGCACCATCGCTGCTGGCGACACAATGGCTTCCCACGCTGGCTGGACTGAGATTACCGGCTACTCGAACGCAACCCGCCCTGCCTTCACTGCGGCGTCCTCGACTGCTGGTTCCTCCACCAACTCAGCTTCCCCTGCCGTGTTCAACATCAACGCGACGAACACCATCGCTGGCTGCTTCATCACGACCAACAGCACCGTTGGCGGCACGACCGGCACGTTGTTCTCGGCTGCTGATTTCGCTACCGCCCGCGCTGTTCTGAGCGGCGATACGCTGACCGTCACCTACACCGTCTCCTGCTAAGCGATAAGGTAAGAAGATGCCCAGTACATTCAGCCAGTCTCTTCGTCTTGAACTCATCGGGAATGGTGAGCAGGCTGCCAACTGGGGCAACACAACCAACACCAATCTTGGCACGCTGCTAGAGCAGGCCATCACTGGTGTTGCCACCATCTCATTCCCGACTGATGCGGATAGAACGCTTACCGTATCTAATGGCGTGTCTGATGAATCTCGTAATGCAGTTCTTGTTCTAACGAGCGGCGTCAGCCTTACGGCAACTAGAAATCTAATTGTCCCTACGGTTAATAAATTTTACGCCGTTCGCAATACTACAAGCGGCAGCCAAAGTGTTGTGGTGAAGACTTCGGCTGGAACTGGCGTTACGCTAGCTAATGGCTACACTCAACTTATGTACTGCGACGGCACTAATGTTGTGCTGGCTTCCGTTCCAGTAAACGCAACGACTGGCGGCAATGCTTTTATGCCGCCCGGCTCTATGTTGGAGTATGGCGGCTCGACCGCTCCTGATGGGTTTTTGCTTTGCAATGGCGCGGCTGTTAGCCGTACCACCTACTCAGCTTTGTTTGCCGCCCTAGGAACGGCTTATG